CGACAATAATTAACTGTCCGATTTTCCGGTCCATGAAGACAGTGGCGTTGCGTCGTAAAACGTGTTTGTAACTTCTTCCGGTCTTGACGCTTAAAAGACCGATAGATTTAATCTGTATTATAGAGGGTCATACATGTTTTGACAAAGCAAAAAAAATCTGCTTACCCCTACCCATTAAGGACCATCGCGCCCACTAAAGACTGATTTAATAGTGATCCAGTGACGTAATGATCAAACGCCAGCGACTCGGTCATGGTGACAATATTGGACTTCACTCCGTCTACAGACTTATCGACCTGAGCAAAGTCATCCAAAGTGTAACCATCTTGCAGGGCGATAGATGCACTGAAGCTCGGGGGCGCTTCCGCCATTGCAAAAGAGTCATCTGGCTCGCCGGTTACAGTAGCCACCCCATTCAATGCATTGATCACGAAATTGTATGGCTGTCTGGTTACACTCAATAAATCAACCACAATCACCGAATCCTGATGAGACAATCCTGAGCTAAAGACTGTGCTATCTGACATCGGAGCTGTATCTGACAGACCTTTACTCGGCTCAAGGCTGGCTAGATCAGAGAACTGAAAAGAATCATCTAGAGACTTATCTGACTCCACCGACAGGGCATCTATCATGACGTGAGAATCGTTACCCGCCGATGTAAAGGTTCTTATAAAGGTGAGCAGGGTGTCGACATTTTCAACAAACCCAATCGAGTCGAATCTTCCCGCTACTGGAGAGAACGCCATTGCCTCAGATAGGTTTACTGGATCGTTTACACCTTTGTTTAGGTGCTGCGATGTAGAGTCAACTACGTTTACTGAGTCCGAAAGATTTTTGCCGACAGTAAACAATGGCTCAACAGACAGGAATCCAAGGCTATCGCTTAATCCCTTATTAGACAGCAATATCGCACTGTCAGAGAACCCAAACTCACTATCGAATACGTAAACGGTTCTCTCTGCATTGACATGAACGTCATGCAGATAAAGGTTCTTCCAGTTGACTACGCCAGTTACCTTCCGGAAAGATATCTGGTTTTCGACCGTAAGCGATCTGACCTTTACTATAGCCGCTATAGACATGGGTTAACCGAACTGTGATCGTACTTTGAACTTGAGCAGGTCCATCACTGTCTGTGTACGAGAATCCCGATCAGTAAACTCTATCTCAGCTTCAAGAACACCGCTTGATGCCAACGTGTCACTGTCAAATACGAACGTAACCTTTCCATCTGTCGGTGCAGTAACAGTCCCCACCAGAGTATCAATAAGTGCGGTCTGCCCAACAGCTCTAACTCGCATTCGCACAGAGCCATCGGTCAGGTCTAATGCAGCAAACGTAGCTGGATCGTCAGTATCAAGGACTGCACCAGCAGCGGCTGTGTTGCTATCCTTCAGAGTAATCTCGATCTCGGGAAGCTGATCTCCCTGAACAAGATCAATGGTCGTTAAATATGCCATTAAATAAATTCCCTCGATTTGCACGTTAATGAGCCACCGCTGAAACCGTACTTGACTTGGCGTATCACTCGACCCAAGCCCCGCTCAAAAAGCTGCTTGTTTACGGAGGCTGCGTTAGGATTCGCCCAAGGCTGAGATGCCATCATCTGTAGCCTATACAACGCCCCGTGAGTAATAACTTCTCGATACTCTTTGCCAATAGTGTCTGGAATGCTGGAGCTTGTGGATGTCGGCTTGACCGAATACATAACCCGCAGGCTCACAGGAGCTGCCGGTATCGGAGCAATATAGAAGTCTGTGTTATCCCTCTGCGAGTAGTAAGAAGGGGAGCCCCTCGTAGTCTCGTCACCCAATCGCTGTAACAGCTCACTGTAGCTAATAGGCTTTAGGGGCGTGGTATTGTCGAATATATCAATTATATGGTTAAGCTCTGTACCGGTAGGTAAAGAAACAGCGTACTCATTTACACCAGAAATTGCCGTCATGAATTCTGGCTCTGGCATGTACGCATCTGACCTGCCGCAAAACTCTATCGCGGAATCACGTACCGCCCTTTCAATCACAAAGTCAGGAGCGCCCTGTGCTTCAGGTCGTATATAGAGGTTCAGGTCAGAATACTTCATTAGGCAGTACCGCCCGCACCAGCCATGGCGGGTACTGGAGTAGTTGCGCCATCAGCTTGAGTCTTTACACCCAGCGCATTAGCAAAGCTCTGATAGTGCATCATTGCTCGCTGTGCGTTACCAGCAAACTCGGAGTCTTTCTGGTAAGAACGATACAGTACATAGTCCAAGATGCAGTTTGCATAGACATCATCAAGACTAATTACTTGAGTGTCCCCCGTAAAGTCAGACACGGCTATTTCCGGAGGAGATGAGCTATAAACAATCTCTAGAGAATGAGTGCCACTTGCGCCCTTAGGGTATACGTAAAAATTCTTGGGGTCGGCTGGGTCGTAAACAAAGTGTTCAATCTTGTTTGTGCCAGCTGTGGTCTCGTGCCAGTTAGGTAGCGTCTCATCTAAGATGCGCTTCTGCACTTGAGTAATGGCTCGACCGCCCACGTTTCTTACTACTTCAATCAATCGTAACGCTGCACTTGGAAGTGTCTGCTTGCTACCATCAATGCAGGAATAGGTGGTGTTTACCATCTTTGCATCAGGGCGGTGCAGCACTACTTCTTTCTGCGCGTCATTAAAGAACTTTAAAAGTTCAGTGCTTGGAAACCGGACGTTTGTATTATCCTGAAGGATAATTGCAGCCCGATCTAAAATATCTATTACCTTTGTGTCAGCCATTTTCAGTCTCCCATTCGATTACTAATAAATCGGGGTTGTTTTTAAAAATCGGGTTGTAGTCGAACTCATTGCCTGTAATGACGTTTCTGACTCGCTTGGGAACCAACTCTTTCTCAATAGGCTTGGGGTTGGCTTTATCTTCCGCCAATCGCTGCACCTGTTCTTCTAGTTGAGCAAGGGTCAATCGTCGATCTAACTTGACGTTGTAGTCTTCCTTGGCTTGCAGAAAAATTTCGTCTTTCTTTGTGTTCGATTTTTTAGTCATGAATAACTCGCTAAAAAGGGGGAGGTTTCCCTCCCCCAATTATTAGGCGGTATCTTAGGTCCACTTACCAACGCACAATGCGTTAGGAGTGATTACCTTAGAGCCGTACACCTTCAGACCACGAACCTGATCGCCGAAAGTGCTTTCCATGCGAACAGTTTCAGTGTTAGTGAACTGTGACGCGAAGGACAGCGCTTTAGGGTGACCAGCCAATACGTGGGTATAACCGGCGTCGCCGCCAGAAGCTGGGGTGTAAACCATGTTGCTTTGGAAAACCTTGAAGCGGTCAACCATTCCAACCAAACCGTTACGGAGAGGTGAAGTAGCATCGCCAGTCAGGTAAGCCTGACGCAGCTCAGACTGCTTGAGCATAGAGATGAACTCAGGAGAAAGAACGATGAATCGACCTTCTTCTGGAATGTTCAGCTCATCAAGAGTCTTAGACAGAGTCAGAATTTCTTCCAAGATGTTAGATGAAGTGATCGTGGTCTGAGCACCGATAGTAGTGGCGCCAGTTACAGCGCTAGACAGTACGTCGGTCTCAACAGCGATACGCATACCTTCAGAAGCATCAGTAGATGCAGCTTCTAGCATGTTGATGTCAGCCTGAGCAGCCAGTACGTCGTCTACCTTAAAGCTGTAGTACTTAGCCTTATCGATGAGCATTTCTACCTTAGCAGTAGTCAGCTCTTGAGTAGTGATAGTACCAGCGTAGTCGTTGATAGTTACAGCAGGAACTGTACGTACAACGATCTTATCGCCTTGACCAGAGATTTCACCCTCATAGTCGGTGTTGCTGATTTCGGGCAGAATTGATTTGCTGTAGAACTTAGCCTGAAGGAGTTTGGAAAACACCTCTGGGATAAAGTTAACTTCAGATGTAGAACCCGTTGAAAATTGTGAAAAAGACATTTTATTACCTCACAAGAGATTAGCGGCGTATCGATCCACTTTCCATCGCTTTGAGTATTTCCGATTGATGCTTTTCAAACGTCTTGTTTGGCATCCTCATGATCTCATCGACAGTCCAGTATTTCTTATCGCCTTTAATTTGTGACTTTCGAGCCTTGGGCATCTTCGGTTCTGCAACCGTCTTCGCCCGCTCTAGAGCCTGCTCTTGCAGCGTGGGAGCTGGTTGTCCCATGTCAGCCTTAAACCTACTAAGAACCATGTTCACATCATTTGACGAACCCTCTTGTATCCAAGTCTTCGTCTGAGAATCTGCGTCTTCTAACCAGTTCAACCAGTCTGCCGTATCAATTAATTGATCGACATCAGGGTGTACCGCTCGTATTCGCTCAAAGTGCTCGGCTTGCGCCTGCTCTTGAATCTCTTGATATTTACGCTGTTCCTGATCGGCTAAAGCCTCTTTGGCTTTACCAACTTCATCCTGTGTTCTCTTCAGTTCATCTAGCAGTGGTCCAGCAAGATCGGGGTAATCCTCTCTTATCTGTGCCAGCTTGCTGTCATCTTTAGAAGACTCCACAAGTTGACCTTTTAACTCGGTGACGCTTCTGATCAGGTCGGCATTTTGCCGCTTCAAGTCAGCCGCTTCTTGAGTCGCTTTGGTCATTCTCGCCTGTGCGCCTTTCATTGCTTTCTCGGCTTTCGTTAAAGCCGACTTCAGTTCCGAGTCCTCGCTGCGTTCTGACTCTTCTACTGCGTCCTCATCCGCTTGAACTTCAGCCATATCCGTGGGATCGGGGGCTTCTACTTGCAACGCTTCGGGCTCTTCTGGGGTGTCCTCTTGAGGTTGATCTGCCTCAGGGGTCTCAGTCCTACCTTTAGTCATTTGTTCGTACAGTTCTTTTGCTTCAGCTTCCAGTCGCGCTGGGTCATTTCTCTTTGACATTTTTACTTCCTTCGAGTCCCACATTGGGATATTCGTTAGTCTATTGCGGTTATCCTTTTAGGGGACCGCGCTTTGTCTAGAACGGCTTTTGCCGCTTGTTCAAGTTCAAGCATGAACCGAAGCTCTAGGAGCCTGCCCTGCTCGAACCTAAAATTTGTCTCGTCTGCTCTTTCTAACGCTGACTGAGCGCTCTCAAATCGGGCTTCAATTAAATCCGACAGGAGCTCCCATTCCGGCATCGCCCTGAGGCGGAGGACCGCCTGCGCTTGCTGCCTGTTGCATTTGAGCTTGGAGTAACTGTTGTTGTTGCTGCTGTTCAAGAGCCATCTGCTCCTCAGTCTTCATTATTTTGTTGGGGTCTATATCCATGCTTGTGGCGATCTCGCGCAACAGGTCGTTTTGTTTAACGACTCCGCCTGCGTTGTCGCCAACGATGGATAGGAACTGAAGCAGTCTCTGGCTTTGAATCTCTTTCTGAACAAGAGACGTACTGCCTCGCGCAACAATTCGTAGGTCACCCTTTGACTCCTCGTTTGTTCCAAACTCCATATTGAAGTGGAACAGGCTCTCAATCATTGGCTCGATCAAGAAGTCGTCGATGTTTTTGATCGTACTTTTCAGTGCAATGTTTGCCGCACCCATAAGCATGGACATGCCAGTCGCTGTCTTGTTAAGACCTTGAGTCTGCTCCCCATGGGTGTAGCTTGGGAGAGAGGTAGTCTCGTCAGCAAAGCGTCGGAATATCTCTACAATCTGGTTCAGTCCATTAGCATTAGCTACCGGCTGATACCATCTGACAGCAGGCATAGAACCGTCTCCACCCTCTCGGAGAAATACTCGCCAAGGGTGGATGTCTGTCGGGTCTTCTCCTGCTGCAAGCAAGTCTGTGTTTACCTCAACCATTGGACCTGAAGACAACGCCATGTTGTCCAGCCAGATTCTGGTTGCGGTGTTCATCGTTCCTTGAGAGTCGCGCATCATGCGAGGTACGCCTGTACCCCAGAACTGGTGCGGGCTGCGCTCATAAGGGAAGATGTGGTAAGGCATCTTGTATCCAGCGATAGGATTCAACATGACCTTTAATACTTTGCCGTCGCAGATCCAAACACAAGCCGAGTAGTCGTCTGACAAGTCAGCGTCTTCGTCCAGCTCAATTCCGTGCTCCTCAAGCTCGTACCCGTCTACAGTCCCCCAGTACTCCATAACAACAAATCGGTTTGATTCTGAGTTCTCATGGATTCCAGCAATTCTTCTGCGGGTGGTCTCATGATCCTCTTCAGTATGGTTGCCGCTACGGTGAATCTTGAGTAGGTACTTCACCATCTCGCCATCAAATTGAGGCAGGTCGGCAAGGTCTCGCATCTGTCGCCTAGTCAGAACATGACGGCGGAACAGTCCGTCGCAATCATCTAGCGTCGTACAGTATGGGTCTGGGTAAAGGTCAAAGATGCTTACGCTCTCTACCTCAGGAGCAACAGTCTCAACCACGCTAAGAGCGTAGGCTTGCTCGCCCGTCTGAGGGTCAAGCATCTTGGAGTAAGACTGCTTCTTGTCAATTCTTACGGTGCCAGATTTAACTGCACCCGAGCCAAAGATACACGCCTCTAGCATGCTCTCCTTGAGCTTCATTTCTGCGTTGGTCTCAACCAGCTGATCTTCTATATCAGTTGTCATTGATTCCGCAGCCTGCTTCGCCACTTCCCGCTCAAGCTCTACGAACTCCCCCTCAAGCTCCTGCATCCGAGCAGCAACCAAGTCCTGATTCATCATCGGGTCTTGTCCGCTAGCTTGCATGATCTGATCCATAGCCATCTGGCGCATTTGCATCGCCTTCAAGGGATCAATCTGGGGGATTGGGGTTGGGTCTACAGAGAAGAATATGTCGCCATGCTGAAACAACAGGTCGATAATTCTCGAATATGCCGCCATAACCTTGGTACGTGTTAAGCCGACAAACACTTTTGATCGGGATCCAGATGCTGCATTTAGACGTGCGAGTACGTCAGGCTCATAGATACCCTGATACTGGCGCAAGTCTTTTAGCCACTCGTTTTCTGTTTCTTTACGAGCGTCTTTGTATTCTTGAAAAGTTCCGGCGAGGCGAGACCCCAGACTCTGCATGCTCTGAGCTTGCGTACCGTCTGATTCCTTCTCAACTACCTCGTCTTCTGCTTCATCAAATTCAGCATCATGCATAGATTAATAACCCGTCACAGGATCAAGCGATTTAAATCGTTTTTGTATTGTCCGGTGCCGAGGTCTCGGCATAGAAGCAAGTCCATGCAAGGCAATAGCATAAGCCATCACCCTGTCATCATAACATCCATTCTGAGAATTGTAACTCCCTTTATCATCAATGATATACGTTCGCAACTCATTTAATAACTCGATATCTGCCACGCCACTTTCACCCTGTCTTAAGAGGGCTGCAAGGTTGTCCACAATCAGCGGCTTGGTTTTACTGGTCGTTAAGAAGCCGCCTCGCTTTGTCAGGCGATCTCCATATGCACCATCGACAGAACTCTCTACGAACAGGTTGGAGTACCCCAAGTCCTGTATCTTACGCAGCGTG